TCATCGCATGCCCTCCGGGGTCAGGGCCTCGGGCATCGCCGCGAGGGCGAGGGCGGCGGACACGTAGGCCGCGCGGGCGCTGAAGCCCATCCACAGCATCAGCGGCACCGGCCGGCCCTTCACCTCGATCAGCGCGCACACCATCATCATGCCGGCCTCGTCCGGGTAGAACACCCGCGCGGCGAGGTAGTGCTTGGACAGCGCCAGCTGGGCCATGGTGTCGAGGAAGTACCCGTGCATCAGCTGGTCGGCGGGTCGGCAAGGCGCCCCGAGGCGGTGCCAGTGGTGGGTCGGTCGGGGCTCGAGGTCTCCCGGGCCCACGTCCCAATATCCGACTGGGTGGCCGTCGTGGGGCCGCTCCATGTGGATCGGGTCCTGGGTGTAGGTGCCCGGGCCCTCGTAGATCGATAGCTCGTCTGGGTGGAGTGTCATGCGAAGAGGTCCATCTGGGGTTCAGGGTCGAGGTCGGCCTGCCCGGTCGTCTGCTCGACCAGGCGGGCGCACATTTTGGCGAGCTGGCGCAGCCGCCAGCGCTCCGCGAACAGTTGTGAGTTCATCAGCCCGCCCGGCGCGTGCTCGGTGCGCCAGGCGATCAGGTTCACGAGGTCGAGGTCGAGCGCATGGTCATCGGCGGCGAGCACCGCCGACCACGGCGCGTCGATCGGCAGGCCGAGGCCGATCTTGATGTTTTTCTCGAGGCCGCGCCCGCGCGAGCTCCATGCCTCGGAGTCGATCGAGGCGAGCAGCAGCAGCGAGGCGAGCACGCCCTCGTCCTTGACCCCGAAGCCGTGGAAGCGGACGCCGGGCAGCGCCGCCGCGAGCGCGCCGATCAGCTCGACCAGCTCGACAGATCCCGAGCGCCGGCAGACCGACCCGAGGCCCACGAGCGGCTGGTCCCGCAGCCGCACCCCGGCGTCCTCGTACATCTGCGCGCAGCGCAGGTAGTCGGCGAGGGTGTGCCCCTGCAGCGTCGGCACCCACGGCACCTGGGGGGCGAGCTTCCGCAGCTCCAGCAGCGAGGCCACCGTCCGCCGCTGATGCTCCTCGACCGTCAGCCCGGTCTTGAGCAGCATGTGCGGCTCGCACATCCAGTCCTGGATCCCGGTGTGCTCGACAGATCCCAGGACTTTGCAGGCGTGAGCAATGAAGGCGGCGAAATCGTGGGCCGGCCAGTCGGCCCAGGTCGCGTGCTTGGTCAGCCACGAGAACGCGCCGCTGTCGAGGAAAACCGGCACCGTCGCCGGCCGCATGACCCCCTTCGCACTCGCCCCTCCTCGCAGACGCCCGCCGGGCGCCATGCGGTCTTGCAGCCGTACCGCCGACAACAGCAGCCGGCCGCGCGCGGTGCCATCCCAGCACCACCACGGCTCTTGGGCCGTCAGCCACAGCACCGTGACCGGCGTGGAGGCGTCATCCCACAAGACCCGCGCCAGCAGGCGCTCGATCATGTGGTGGCTGGGGAGAACGCTGGTCGACATCGGAGGGCTCCGACATAGTATCTATCTATTGGGGCCCGTCAACCACTTTACACCGCGCGCCCCCGTCGCTATCACCAGAACACCGGGCAAGTCGCCCGCATGAAACCGAGACCACCATGACCATCCGCCCCTTCGCCATCCTCCCCCTCCTCGCTTCCCTCACCATCGCGTGCGGCGATCCGTGCCTGCCGACCTTCCATACTGACACGCTGCTGTCCGCGCCGGCCGACATCTGCTGGCTCACCACCGACGCCGAGACCGACACCAGCAGCGGCTCGGGTAGCTCCTCCGCGACCGGCGAGGTGTGCACCGTCGCCAATCCATGCGAGGTGCAAGACATGTGCGTGGACGGGGCGTGCCTGCCGATCCCGCCCGTCGTCGCCTGCCCGGATGTCGAGGGCGCCATGTGGGGCACCTGCGACCCGACCGGCGGCTGCGTCGTCGGCTCGAACTGCCTCTTTGGGGATGGCGGATGGATCTGCGTCCCCGACTGCGACGACGCCAACGCGTGCGGCGTCAACCAGTGCGACCCGGGGGCCGGCATCCCCATCTGCCTGCCCGAGGCCCACGTGTGCGCGTTCGAGTGCGTCGACTCGACCGACTGCGCGACGGGTCAGCAATGCGGCGCGGTCGAGGGCCTTCTGGTCTGCGTCTGGTCTGTCAAGTGAGTACGACGGCCAGCGCGGCCCGGTCGCCCGCTGGCAGCACCCTGACCTCGGCGTATCGGTCATCGTAGTACCGATACGACCCATCTGGCACATAGCGCATCCCGATCCACGATCCGCCGTCCGCCATCAGCGAGACCGTCGTCGTCTCCGTGGTCTCGGTGTCGATGATCACGATCGGGATCGAGAACGTGCCCTCGTCCAACCCGATAAAGGTCGCGTCCGTCGCGTCCGCCGCGAGGCAGTACAGGAGCAGCGTTGCACCCGTAGTCACCGCCCCCAGCACTGGACCCGGCAGAACCGGGAAGAGCCCCGGAAGCACCCATGCCGGGTCGGTCGTGGGCAGCAGCGTGAGCGAGTACCAGGAGCCTGCGGATGGCATCGCGCGACCTTACAGCATGCCCGGGCCGAATGCGACCGTGACATCCTTGATCACGAGGCTGTTGAGCGCGGTCGCGTACTGCAGCCTCCATTGCCGTGTGCCCGCCAGCGGGACGACCACGGGGACTTCGACGTGAATCCTGGTCCACCCCAGCAGCGGCGCCGCCCCGAGGTTCGGCAGGTCGAATCCGCTGCCACCCGACTGCACGTACACCACGTTATTGCCGTTGGTGACGTCGAGCAGCTGCAGCGCGAGCCTCGATCCAGCGTTGGCGGTGTTGGTCCGCGCGCTCAGCGAGATCCGCATCAGCACCTCGCGGCCCGCGACCTTGGGCGCATCGGCCCCCGTCGACGTCAGGAGCACCGAGTTGATCCACGCATCGAGTGCGCCGCTGGCAACGGCCACCCCGGAGAACACCTTGCCCTGGGCCGACCCGCCGATCGTGTCGAGGAAGCCGCGCCAGTCGCCGTCGCTCGGGCTCGACCGCGCGAACTGCCCCTCGGCCAGGTAGGTGAACTGGCCCGAGGTCGCGGTGTTGGTCGGGCGGGCCGCCTGCGAATCGAACAGCATCGCCCCCACCGTGGGAGCTGCGGATTTCGGCCGCACCCGGATCGGGTACCCGGTGCCCGCGGTGTTGCTCGCCGTGAAGGCGTAGCCGCCGGCGAACGCCTCGGCCCGCAGTGTCACCACGGCAGCCGAGGCCGCACTGTCGCCCTGGAACAGCACCGTCCCGAGGTTCGGGTCGTCCTGATACACCCACAGCCCGAGCTGGCCGTTGGCCGCGACCCGAATCCCGCCGAGGGCGTCCGCCGCACAGTCGATGTCGACGCCGTAGTTCAGGGTCGGGGTCGAGTAAAAGTCCGGGTTTCCGCCGGTGCCCTCGCCCTTGACCCCGTAGCCGCCGACCAGGCCGCCGCGGGCCCGCACACCACCACCGTTTAGAGACCCCGTAAAATAGCCGCCCTGGAGCGACCCGGTTCCGCCGACGCCCCGCACGCCGCCGGCGTTGTTGGTGCCGTTGCCGAACACGCCGTACGCGTTGCCGACCCCGTCCGCGTCGCCATAGACGCCGTGGGTAAGCACACCGTTGCCACGCACGCCCATGCCGAAGGTCGTCGCGGTGCCCGTCAGCGCGGCCTCGTTGGCCGCCAGGTCGTCGCCGGTGAAGTCGCCCATGCGGGCGAACAGGTTGCCGTCCGCGTCGGTCTCCTTGACGTGGGCTGAGACGTCGGCGGTCGCCTTGCCGTCCTTGAGCCAGGCGAGATAGCGGCTGTAGATGTTCAGCTCGTTATTGGTCTCCTCGGCCGTGGGCGCGTACACGTCGCCCGGCACAAACCCGGCCTGGATCACGCCCGCGCCGGCGTCGACCTTGGTCGGCGAGCCGATGTAGTCGCCCGTGGCGTGGTTGGCGGTGGATGCCCAGATCTTGACGGTGTCGGATGGTTTGGCCATGGGGTCTCAGATCTTGATCGCGTGCGCCCACCCGGCCTGGGTGTCGGTCGGGCCGTGGGAGCTGCCGAGCCACCCCAGGGTGGTCACCGGGCCGTGGGAGCTGGAGAAGGTCACGCAGGTGTCGTCATGGACGGCAAACACCCCGTTCACGCCGGCCGCCTTGAGGTTGTCCCGGAACAGGGCCTCGATCAGCTTGCCGAGCTGCGGATCCACGCCGGTCAGGTAGGCCCGGATCGAGGCCGGGAACCACTCCTTGACCGGGATCGGGCTCGGATGGTCCGGCAGGATCGCACGCAGCAGCATCGTGAAGTCGGGCACGGTCCCGCCCGACACGTAGGTCCTGGTCCGGATCGTCAGCGCGATCCGGTACAGGTCATCATGCAGCCCTCCACGCGGGAAGTTGACCATCTCGCCGATGGCGTCGAGCGCCAGCCCCTCGCCGTCCATCACGTTGACCTTGGTCCCGTCCTCCAGCAGCAGCTCGGCCTGGTTGGCGGGGTCGATCAGCAGCTGGGTCAGCGCCGCGATCAGGTTCGGCGCGTTTTGAAACTGCGTCCACAGGCGCTCGAGGACATCGGCGTGGTCGTACGGGATCACGGCGCGAACTCCACGGTTATGCGGCTGGTGTCGAACAGGGCGAGGTCCGTCGACCCGCACACGATATCGGCGTCCAGGTAGGCGGGCTCCGGGTCCGAGGCGAGCGGGGTCTCGTTCATGGTGATGACCGCGCCCTTGATGCCCGGGATCACGTTGATCGGGGTGCCGAAGGCATAGCGCTCGACGTCGTCCCCGATGCCGATGTTGAGGTCTCCCCACAGGGCCAGCGCGATCGCAATCGCCGCCCCGGCGTCGCCGATGTCGACGAACTTCTCGCCCTTGGTGAGCACCATCTTGACCCAGATGAACTTGTTGACCGGGCGCTGGAAGTAGACCGGTGAGAGCTCGCCCTCGCCGTTGAGCACGAGCTCGAACTCGTTGCCCCAGGTCTGGATCCCGCCGGCCTTGGTCTTGAAGATCGTCTCGGCGATCTCCTGATCGTCGCCGCCGCGGACGGTGACGCGGATCGCGTTCTTGGGCAGGCCCTCGCTGTCGACGTCGACGGTGACGTTCTCGCGCACCGCGCAGTAGGTCACCCCGTCAAGGGCGAGGACCGCCGAGCGGATCGCCTGCACGCTTGCGCTGCCCTTGTTGAGCTGGTCGCGGTGGCGCTGGCGATAGGCCGCGTCGCTCTCGGCGTTGGCGCCGAGGTCGGCGTCGGCCGTGTTGGTGACCCCGACCCACCCGTTGATCGGGGTCTGGATGTCGATCACCGTCCCGGCCTGGGCCTCGCGCGGGCCCGACAACTCGGCCAGCGCATCGACGCGGCGCGCGTCGTACACGTCGATCTCGGCGCCTCCGATGCCGCTCACGAGCAGCTCGAACTCCCCGAGGCCGGCGTCCTCGATCACCAGCAGGGCGTTGCCGTCCGGGTCGAGGCCGGGGACCACCGCGGTCACCAGCTCGCCTCCGAGTTGGATCGCGTCGCGCAGACCCTCGGCGATGTCGGTCACCGTGTCGGCGAGCAGCGCGACGTAGTCATACGTCAGGCCGTCGAGCTCGGCCCGGTACGTGCCCCCCTGGACCGTGTTCTTGATCCGGATCACGTAGGCTTTGGCGCTGTCGAGCACCACGCCGGCCGAGGTGATGAACTTGGTCTTGGTCGTGGTCGCGCTGACCAGCGACCCGCCGCCGATCAGCGTCATGGCCTCGCCGTACACCACGAGGTTGACCAGCGACGACGACGCGGGGATCCGCGGGAACGCGAACAGCGCCAGCAGCTTCTCGAGCGCGACCCCGCCGGCGGCCGGGAACCACGCGGCGTTCGCCGCCCCGGCGCCGCCCTCGTAGAACTTGACCGCGATCAGCGTGGCGAAGTCGATCAGCTTCCCGTTCAGCGTCGACGCCGCGGTGGTGCTGTTGGCCCCGAAGGTCTCTTTCCAGGACGCCGACAGCCAGGCCCGGATCTCGTCCTGGGGCGGGGCTGCGTAACCTTCGAGCGTGAGTCCAGCGACGGGTGGGGTGGCCATGGGTCAGGCTCCGGGTCCAGTGATCTCGATGGGCCCGAACTCGGCCCGGATGATGTCGTCGAGCTCGGCGAGGTCGGCGAGAAACGTCCCGGCGACCACGATCTTTTCGGGGTCCGCCGAGACCAGCTGCAGGGTGACCTCGGTAACCCCGGGGGTCGCGGCCGCGACTTTGCGCAGCTCCCCGAGCACCTCGGCCTGGTCGCGGGCCGGGAAGATCAGATCGCGGTAATCCACGCCGTCGTCGACGTTGTAAAACAGCTCTCCGCGCCACAGCTTGAGCCGCATCTCCAGGTGCTGGCGCACCTCCTCGACCCCTGAGACCTCCTGGAGGTTGCCGTCGACAATGGCGAGGTCGCCGTCCAGGGTGGCCAGCATGGTCATACGATCGTCACCGTCCCCGAGCCCGAGCTGATGCGGCCGATGAGCGATCCGGCGAATGCGGCGACGCCCGCCGCCGCCGCGACCCCGTTGGCCCAGGCCAAAAAGCCCGCGGTGCCGTCGACGGTGTCCGTCTCCCGGGCGGCCGCCAGCGTCGCGTCCTTGCCGATCTTGATCTTGGCGCCGACGCCCGCGACCTGCAGCTCGAGCAGCAGGGCCTCGCGGCTAATCTTGAGGTACAGGCCCTTGCCCGGGTGACCGAGGTAGACCTCGCCCGCGCCGGCGGCGACGGCCTTGGCGAACCGGAACGGCAAGGACACCGCGAGCCCCCGGTCGTGCAGCCGCGGGGTGGCCGGGTCGGACACCTTCCCAGACGCATAAAACGCCGCGTGGTCGGTCTCCAGCGGCAAGGACAGGGCGCTGTCTCCCTGGTCCAGGCAGGTCGACAACTCGAACCCGCCGGCGCCCCACACGAGCATCGGCGCATCCGGGGTCGGGCCCGCCGCCGCGGTGCGGTTCCCGGCCTGGATGTTGATCACCGGCTGCGCGGTCGCGGTGACGAAGTCCTTGATCTTGGTCAGGAACACCAGCGCGGGCCCGCGCATCTGCTCGAGCACGCTGCGCTCGGCCTTGATCAGACCATCGAGGATCCGCGGGGCGCTGCGCTGCTCGCTCATAGTCCGGTCCCCAGCGGGTCGATGACGGCGAAGTCCACGACGGTCTGATAGACGCCCTCGTGGGTGTCGCCGCGGAAGGTGACCGCGGTCGCCACGAACTCGCCAGGAAAGTCCGGGCTCTCGATCGTGACCTTGGCCGCCGGCCGGGCGTTTTGGTTGAGCAGGAACACCCCGCGAAACACGCCGTCGCCGGGGTTCTCGATCGCGCCGATCGGCCGGCCGAGGTCGACCGACTCCCCGCGCAGGTAGCCGTCAGCCTCAAGCAGCTGAAACTCTCCCCCGTCGATCATCCACTTGACGTTCGACAGCTCGAGCAGCAGGGCCAGGTCTCGCCAGGCGGAGCTGCCGGACGGCGCGTATGGCCACCCGAGGGTGCTCGAGGTCGAGAACGGCTTGCCGGCGCGCTGCTGCCCGGCCGCCAGGATGCGCTTCCAGTTGCCCTCGTTCAGGTTCCCGGTCCCGACGCCGAGCAGGCGCAGCAGGTGCCGGATCACCGTCAGCATCTCGGTCCCGGCCGAGAACGAGGTGTTGGCGATCGCCTTGTTGGCCCCGAGCGTGCCGTCGCCGACGATGATCTGGGTCGCCCAGGTGACCGGGTCGATCTTCTTGCTGCGCGGGATCACCATGCAGCCCTCGAAGATCTGGCCGATCTTGCCGCCGTAGCCGGCCGACAGGTAGGCGTAGGCGTAGCCGAACTTGTGGGCGGCCTGCAGCGGCGACGGCGGGAGCTCGACGCCCGGGAGCGGCTCGGGGTCCTGGCTGATCGCGTCGGGGCCGTTGTAGTTGCGGTCGGCGTCGCTGGCGAGCAGCTGCGCCTTGGACCAGGTCATCGGCACCGGGGCCTGGATGCCCTTGACGCCCTCGAGGCGGCGGCGGGTGTCGACGCTCAAGTTGTAGAGCGTGATGATCGCGGTGTTCGGGGTCGCGTTGATCGGGTCGTAGGCGCGGCTGACCTCGAACGAGCATCGCACCGACTCGGCGCCGGTGGTGCCCTCGGCCACGATCTCGCCGCCCTCGGCCGGCAGCACGCGCAGCTTGAAGCACCGGATGAATTGCGCCTGGCGGGGCGGTGATGCGGAGGCGGCCATCGTTATGCGGCGACCTCGTACTCATACCGGATCATGATGCCCTCCGACCAGCCGGTCCGGCCGGGGTCGCGGTCGGCCCCCGTGCGATCGCGGATCACCAGCGCGCCCTGCGGGGCGTACGGTCGGATCACGTTCTCCAGGATGTCCTCGTCCGTCCGGCAGGCGATGTCGCGGACGATCGCCAGGCCGGTCGCGTCGAACAGCGTCGCCATCCAAAAGCCCTCGCGCGTGTTCCACCGCAGGCGCAGGCGAAACACCAGCGTGGTCATGCGCGCGCTGATCACGATCGTGCCCTTGGTGGCCTTCTCGGGCCCGGGCAGGACGCGGCCGACGTGCGCCATTACGCGGCCACCTCGTAGGCGGCGGTGTAGGGGTTGGCGACGCGCGGCTTGACCTTGGCCTTGCCGGCGGGGACCGACTCCTCGCCGCCGAGGGTCTGCTGGCCCAGGTTGTCGCCGCCGACCTTGCCGCCGACCGTGTCCTGCAGGTCCTCGGCGATCGCGTCGCTCGAGCGTACGGTCCCGATCTGGATCTGCTGAAAGCGCATCGTGAACTGCAGCGCCAGGCCAAACCCCGCGTCCTCGTCCGCGAGCAGTTCGGTCGGCAGGACCCGGTAGACATCGTAGCGGGTCACGATCTCGATCAGCTTGCGGCGGCGGATCAGCGCCTTGAGGCCCTGCCACGCCTCGATGTCGCGGGTCCCGTCGAACCCGAACACGCCGGCAAAGCCCCCAAGGCCGCCGGCCAGCGAGGCGAGGTCGCGGACCTGACCGCTCGGGTGGGTGGGCACGATGATCCCGACCACCTCGACATTTTGCGGGAGCAGCCGGACGTGGTCGGCGACGTCGGCCCCATCCTCGAGCGGCGAGGTCGAGACCTGCGCCTGTACCCGGTGCATGATCTTGAGGGTCGCGTCGATCTCGATGTCGCCCAGGCTCGTCTTGCTGCGGATGATCATCGCTTGCCCGTCCTCCCGGTGCTGAAGTAGGCGCCCGCCTCGGCGTTTTGCCGGTCGAGCTCTGCCGCGGCCGTCGCCCCGGCGGACCGCCCGAAGCTCTCGGCGTTCTGCATCGCGTACGGTGGGATCGTGAACGGCCCGATGTGGTTGACCGGCGACAGGGTGATGTTGATGTTGTTGACGGTCGTCCCCGCCCCGGGCGCCTGGGTGGTCCCGAGGATGCCGCCGCCCTCGCGCCCGGACGCCGCGAGCACCAGCTCGTCCGCGCTCGCCTGCTTGTCGCCGCCCTTCTTGCCACCACCACCGCCGCCGGTGCTGCCCGTGGCCTTCTCCAGCTCCTTGATGCGGTCCTTGTCGGCCTTGCTCTTGCCCTTCTTGCGTCGCAGGTAGCGCAACTCCTCGGTGTCCGCGATCGACTGGTTCGCCTTGTCCTCCTCGGCGCGGGCCTTGTCGTCCTCGGCCTTGCGCGCGGCCGCGGCCTCGGCGTACTTGGCATCGCTCGCGGACTTGCCCTCGCGCTTCTTGCGGCTGAGGACCGCGTCCAGGGCGGCCTCCTTTTTGTCGAGCAGCTCGATGTCGGCCTTGCGCTCCGCCTCCTCCTGGCGCAGCTGGCGGGGCGACATCGTCCGGGCGTCGCCCTGGATCACCGAGTTTTTCTGTCGGGCGGCCGCGATCTCGGACTTCTTGCCCTCCAGCTCGGCCACTGAGGCGCTCTCGAGGTTCTGTTCGAACAGCAGCGAGTCCTTGAGCCGGACGGCCGCGCGCACCGTCGACAGCGTCTGTTTCTCGGCGCCGAACATCGCCTTGACGATCGCCGCGCCCGCGCCGATCGCCGCGGCCGCGATCAGTCCCCAGGGCCCGAGCGCCGCCATCGCCGCGATCTTCATCGCGCCGAGGCCCGCCACCACCGGCCCGATCACCTTGTCGGCGCCGCCGAGCGCCTCGACCAGGCCCATGACGGCCTTGGCCGCGGTCATGATGATCGGCCCGAGGGTCTTGCCCGCGGTGATCAGGCCCTCGATGAAGCCCTTGACGTTCTCGGCGATCAGCTCCTTGTTCTGGCTGATCCATCCCGACAGCTCGCCCGCCAGCTTGGCGATCGTCGGCATGAGCGCGGTGCCGATGTCGTTTTTGACCGACTGCACCTGCTTGCCGATCGTCAGCATCGTGTCGTCGAACGCGGCCCCCTGGGAGACCACCTCCTCGCCGAGCACGAACCCGAGGCGCTCCGCCTCGTCCCCCATCGCCCGGATCCCCGCGGTGCCCTCGAGCGCCAGCGGCAGGATCTTCGCGCCCTCCCCTCCGAACAGCGCCAGCGACAGCGCCGACTGGCGGCCCTGGTCCGAGACCTTGCCCAGGGCCTCGCCGATGGTCCCGAAGCGCGCCGCCGGGTCGAGAGACTGGATGTCCTTGATGGACAGCCCGATCTCCTGCAGCGCGACGTTGAAGGGGGCCCCGCTGTTGAGCGACGCCTCCCGCATGA